CATAGAAAAGAAAAATAATCATTTTATCAATCTAAATCTTGCTGATTATGGGCGATTGTTTGGAGACAGCACCCTTTTTGATACACTTGACAAATTGCCAAGGCCTGACTTGATTATAGCAAGCCCTCCATGCGAGAGCTGGTCAAATGCAAGCGCTATGGCAAACGGCAATGCTTGCTGGAAACAAGAGGATTTGTCTGATAGCCTCTTTGCTCCACAAAGGGAGCCTAGCATGTTTACGGTTAGGAACGCCTCTGACTACGAGAAAGCCTATATAAATTATCAGTATGACCGTCAGTTTATGAAGAGGGTAAATGGGGAGCTTTGCGCTTTTAATACTATTGAAATCATAAAAAGGTATCAACCTAAGTATTTCATCATAGAAAATCCAGCAAGTGGGAGATTGTGGAAATATATTGAGGAAGTTATGGGATTTAAGCTGCCACATCTCAATCTCACACGCTACAACAATTATGACTACCCTTTGCAGAAACCTACAAAGTTTGCTAGTAATCTTTATTTAGGTCTTAAAAATGACATTGTCAAGCAAGATATAGAGTGGTGTAATTTTTCAAAGTCATACAATGAACGCTCAAATATCCCACAAAAGCTAGTAATAGAGATTTTCTCTAAAGTTTATAATGAATTTTTAAAGGAAAATAGCTAAATGAAATTAACTCTAAACATTGAGCCTAAACCACAATCAAGGCCACGGTTTACACGCTATGGGAGACCTTATGATGACCCTAAAATGAAAGCCTGGCGCAATAATTGCCAGTTACTCATTGCTAATCAGTACATGGGTCAGTCTATCCTTGAGGGTTCTTTGAGGGCACGGCTTAGATTTTACATCAAGCCTCCT